TCAGCCCCCGAAGAACCGGGCGGCGACCGCCTGGAGGATCGACTCGATGAGACCCCCCTCGGGCGGCGGGTCCTTGACCTGGAGGCTGCCGGCCGGCATCGCGGCGACGCCAGGCCCGCCGCCCGCGGGCCCGGTCGGCGGGGCGGGTACGCTCGGGGCGGTCGGGGCGGCCGGCGTCGACGCGGCGCTCGGGGACGCGGCGGCCGACGGTGAGGGGCTCGGGGACGCGGCGGCCGGGGACGCGGCGCTCGGGTCGGGCGATGCCTGTCCCGGCGACGGCATGGCGTCCGACGAGGAGGGGCTGGGGGCGGGCGACGCGGTCGGCCGCGGCGTGGGGCGGGGCGTCGGCTTGGGCGTCGGCTTGGGTGTCGGCCTCGGGGTGGGCCTCGGGGTCGGCCGTGTGGTCGGCGCGGGCGTCACGCCCGGCGGGGTCGGCGCGGGCGTGGGCTTCGGGGTCGGCTTCGGCGTCGGCTTCGGTGTCGGCTTCGGGGTCGGCTTCGGCGTCGGCTTCGGGGTGGGGGTCGGCGCCGTCGAGCCGCACTTGTCCGCGAACAGGACGGTCCACATGAACTCGTCGCCCGCCCCCTTGTAGGCGCCCACGGCGACCACGTCCCACGACTTGCCCAGGATGTTGGCGCGGTGCCCGGCCGAGTTCATGAAGGCGTCGAAGACCCACGCGGTGGCGTCCGACTCCGAGGCGCCCGGCCAGGTCACCGTCCCGATGTTCTCGCCGGCCGACTTGAAGCAGTACCCGTACGTGTTCTGCATGTACCAGAAGACGTCGTGGCCGGCGGTGGGGATCGTGTGCGAGAAGTAGTTCCGGTCGACCATGTCCTTGCTGCGCCAGCGGGCGATCGTCCGCAGCGCCGTGTCGAGCTTGAGGGCGGGGAGGCCGGCCGAGGCGCGCGCCTGGTTCTGGAGCGAGATGAGCTGGCTCTCGGAGGTCGAGCTGTAGCTGCCGGCGCTCCAGGCGAGGGCGGGCGGCACGACGGCCAGCTCGACGCCGCCGACGGCCAGCGCCAGCAGGACGGCCGCGAGGGGGCGGAGCCAGCGCGGGCCGGCGGGGGGGCCGGGTCGGGCGGACCGCACCGGCGCGGGAGAGGACGTCATGGGGCAGGCAACTCGCTAGCGGTCCGGGGGAACCCGGCGTCTGGCCATGGTGAGCGACGCGGTGCGCGGGATCACCCGCCCACTGGTCCCGGTCGGCCGGAACCCCGGTACCAGTCGGCGGCAGCCCTCGGCCGCCGGCCGGCCGCCGACCTCGCGTATACTGCGGCGGCCCCGACACGGCAGCCGACGACCCGGTGCACCACAGCCGGCGAGGCGCCGAGGGGGCGGCGCGGTGGCCTTAGCTCAATCGGCAGAGCATCGGATTGTGGCTCCGAAGGTCACGGGTTCGAGCCCCGTAGGCCACCCCAACTCCCCGTTCAGACGACCCGTCTGAACACGCCCCGACGCGACACGATCTGACAGCGATCGGCTCCCGATCGGCTCCCACCCTGCCGACCGGCATGGGTAATCCTCCGCCTACCGCGGCGCCACCGGCCGATCGACGCTTGCGGGCGTGACGGACGGTTTCGACTCCTCCACCAGCGCCCGCCCTCGCCTCGACTCCGAGGCGGGCGCGCCGTCACCGCTTCGACTGGCAAGGCGCGCTGCAAGAGTCCCTGCCCGCCTGCCGGCGAGCGCATCACCGGCAACCCCCCTCGCATGACGACCGAGATCTCCCTCGGCCCGGGACGCTCCGCGTTCCCGACCGTGTTCCCAGAGGCCGCCGGCAGCGAGCTCGCCGGGCGGCTCGCCGGCTACCGCGTGACCCACCCCGGCTGCTCGTACGAGCCCAACGGCGAGACCGGATCGTGGATCCCGGTGGGCGAGGACGGGTGGACGCAGATGTCCGCCGAGCCGCTCCACCTCGAGCCGTCCCTCCTGTGCCGCCTCTGCGGCGACCACGGCTTCATCCGGGACGGCAAGTGGGTGCCCGCGTGACGCCCCGCCAGCGAGAGCGCGGCGGCGCTGTCGGCGTCCTGCTCGTCTCGGCCGTCGTCGTCATCGCGGCGCTCGCCGTGCGTCTCATCCTCTCGAACGGGGCGGAGTTCATCGCGGGCGTCCTCGTGGGGGCTCCGCTCGGCGCCCTGCTCGGCTGGCTCGCGGACCAGCTGATCCCGGTCGCGGTCGACCGATACCTCGCCCGCATCCGTGGGCGATGAGCGCCGAGGCGCGCGTCTGCCGACCCAGGACCGCCGCGACGCGGGCGGATCCGGCCGCGCGGCGGACTACCGGGTCGCCCGCATCAGCGCGGCCCTCACCCTCACCGTCGTCATCGCCGTCCTCGCCGTGGGCCGCCTCGTGATGGGGCGGCCGGACTCGGACGTCCCGGAGATGGTCGTCCTGGGCGTGATGGTCCTCACCCTGCTGGGACTCGAGGCCCGCGACCTGCTGCGGGGCGGCTGAGATGGCCTGCTCGGCGTGCCGCCGGACCGTGATCGGCGGCTGGGAGGTCGACGGCCAGCGCCGGATCGTGTGCGCCGGCTGCGTGGCCGTGTTCCTGCGTGCCGCGGGCGAGCAGCTCGCGGCCGAGTCCCTGCGCCGCCAGCTGGGGCGGCAGACGATGCCCTGGAGGCTGTGACGTGACCGACGACTTCACCGAGCGCGGCCTCGGCTGGATCGAGTCCCCCGAGGACCCGAGCGACTGGACGGTCGACGCGCTGTACGCGGCCACGGGTACCGACGTGCCCGACGCGCTGCCGGCCTCCTACCACGTGCCGGCGCCGCTCTACCCCGTGCTCGACCAGGGCAGCACGCCGATGTGCGTCGCCTACAGCGCCGCCGGCGAGCAGGGCTTCTTCGACCTCCGCGACACGGGCAGCGTCCTCTTCGACGAGCCCCGCTTCTTCAGCGCCATCGGCGGAACGGCGAACGGCGCGGTCATCCGCGACGCGCTCAAGTACCGGCTCGCGACGGGCTACCCGCCGCAGGCCCACCCCGAGCTCGCGGGAGCCCACCGGATCGCCGCCTACTACGCGGTCCCCGTCGCCCAGGCCGACCTGTGCGCGGCGATCGCGTCGTTCGGGCCGCTCGTCATCGGGACGCCCTGGTACAGGCGCTGGTTCGCGCCCGTCGACGGCGTCCTCGGCGCGCCCGACGTCGTCGTGGGCGGCCACGCCATCCTCGCGGTCGGCTGGGACGCGACCGGCCTGCGCCTCCGCAACTCGTGGGGCGCGGACTGGGGCGACGGCGGCGAGGCCACGCAGCCGTGGGCGCAGCTCCACTACATGCGCGAGGCGTGGAAGGCGGTCGACGTCATCACGCCGAAGCCTGTCCCGAAGTCGTGGCGGATCCGCGTCGCGGCGAACGCGACCGTCCGCATGGCGTCCGTGTCGGCCTCCGGCTGCATCTCCGGCTGGACCTCGCGGAAGTGGGGGCCGGCCGCGTCGGGCGCGCCCTGCCGCCAGCCCGTCGTCAAGCGGGGCTGCTCGAGCGGCCAGGCGACCGTCGCCTACGTCACCGCGGGCGTGTTCAAGGGGCGCTGGGTCCGCATCGGGCAGGGCGTCACCGCGTACAGCGTGCCGGCCGCCGCGGCGGCCGAGGAGGACCCCCAGCCGTGAACCGCTCGCAGCCGCTGTGGATGCCGCGCGGCTCGGTCCGCTCGATCATCGCGCTCGCCTTCGTGTTCGCCTCGATCGCGGGCGTGTTCCAGACCCTCGGCGCGCCGCCGTCCCAGGGCATCCCCGCCGGCCTGGCGATGCTGCTCTCGATCACGGCCCTGATCGTCAAGGACTACTTCGGCGACCGGAAGTCCGACCCGCCGACCCCGACCGGCATCAGCGTCACGAGCACCAAGGAGGCGTCCCAGTGAGCGACACGATCAAGGCCGGGACCGAGAAGGTCGTCCTGACCGCCGTCTACACCATGAGCGACGGGACCACCCGCCCCGCCGACGACGCGACCTGGACGGTCGACGACCCGCTTTCCGCGGCGGTCGTCGACACGACGTCGGGCGCGGTCGTCAACGTCACCGGAAACGACCACGGCGACGGCAGCACCGACGCCGTCTCGCTGACGGTCACCGGCAGCGGCTTCACCGCGAGCGCCGAGGTCGACATCGCCGCGTCGTCGCCGACGCCCGTCGGAATCTCGATCAGCAGCTCGGGCGCCGAGCCCGCCTGATGGGCAAGCGCCACCGCCCGAGCAGGGCCGACCGCAAGCCCGTGACCCGGCGCTACGTCGCCCGGGTCGTCGAGCGCGCCCGCCAGGACATCGTGCGGGCGATCGTCGCGGCGTCCGAGCTCCCGGTGCGCGTCGACGACGACGCGGTCCCCGTCCGGACGCACGCCCAGGCGCAGGCCCTGTTCGACCGCACGGTCGAGCGCCTCAGGGGCGGCGACCTGGCCCCGTTCGTCGAGCCCGTCCACCCAGCCAGCAGGAGCGACTAGGCCATGACCCTGACCATCACCGCAGATATCAGCCACAGCGCCGGCGTCCTGCCCGCGTCGGCCGACCTCCCGGCGCCGTTCTCGGCCCCCTGCACGATCCTGGTCGACGCCGAGGAGATGCGCGTCCGCGCCGCGGGCCTCGGCTCGTGGCTCGTCGACCGCGGCGTCAACGGCACGGTCGCCTCCGCGCACAGCTCGGGGGCGGCGATCACGCCGCTCGTCGCCGTCCAGGGCGCCTCGCAGCCGATCGCCGCGCAGCCCGCCTCGGTGTCGCTCGCGATCGCCGCCGGCGCGACCAACGTGTGCGAGGTCACGGCCACCGCCACCGCCGCCGGCGGCTCCGCCGCGGCCGGCGTGCAGGTCCTCCAGTGGTGGCTGTCCGACGCCGCCACGGGCGCCGGCCTCAGCGGGACCGCGGCCTCGGGCGCCGTGACCGCAAAGGCCTCGAACGGCGCGGACCTCGGCGCCACCACGGCCAAGAAGGCGGGCTTCATCCAGACCAAGGCGGACGGCACGGCGATCCTCTCGATCACCGACACGGCCAAGACCGGCTTCTACGTGTGCGTCCGCCCGGCCGCCGTGGCGGCGGCGACCGTGAGCCGCCAGCTCGTCGCCGGCGACTACGGCGCATAGCGCGTGGTGATGGCGGCGGCACCGACCGACCGGGGGCGCAGGGCACCGACCCAGCGCCCCTGCTCGACGTGCCGCCAGCTCGTCCCCACGCCCAGGTGGGCCGCGCACAAGCGGCAGCACGAGGACGCCGCGCGCCCCTCGAGCGCGGGGCGGGGGTACGGCGCCGACCACCAGGCGGAGCGGGAGCGGTGGGCGCCCATGGTGGCGGGCGGCACGGTGGTCTGCCCGCGCTGCCACGACGTCATCAGGCCCCGGCAGGCGTGGGACCTCGGGCACACCGACGACCGCAGCGGGTGGACGGGACCGGAGCACCGGAAGTGCAACCGCGCGGCCCCGCGACTCGCGGCCGCCGCGAAGAGGGGGGGCGGGTCGGGGAATGCCCTTCCGGCACCCCCCCAGACCGTGACGCCCGTTTCCGCGAGAGATAGTTCCGCGCGGAAAGCGTCACCCGACGTCCGGCGGGTCGCCGCGGAGATCTCGGCGAAGGCGCCGGGGTCCGGCAAGACGCTCGAGCAGCTCCGCCCGTTCACCATGCCGCACTTCCGGCTGTGGACGCAGGACCTCGTCCTCGACTCGGGCGAGCGGTTCCGGCTCGAGCCCTTCCAGGCGCTGGTCGTCGCCGACATCTTCGCCGGCTACGCCGAGGTCTGGGACGTCGTCCCCGAGGGCAACGGCAAGAGCACGCTGATCGCGATCATCGCCCTCTACTACGCCGAGCACCAGCTGTTCGCCGCGATCCCCGTGGCGGCCGCCAGCCGCGAGCAGGCCGAGATCATCTACCGCCAGGCCGAGGGCTTCGTGCTCCGAACCCCGCGGCTGCACGAGGCGGTCCACTCCGACCTGCAGCAGGCGAAGGGCAAACGCAAGCTCGAGGTGCCGCGCTTCGTGTGCCTCGAGGGCTACCGGCGGATCAACCACTACAAGGGCGGCCGGATCCAGGTCTTCGCCGCCGACGACCGCACGGGCGACGGCATCATCCCGACGCTCGGCATCATCGACGAGCCGCACCGCCAGCGCGACCTCTCGCTCTACCGCACCTGGGCGGGCAAGCTCCAGAAGCGGCAGGGGCAGATCGTCGCCATCTCCACGGCCGGCGAGCCGGGCAGCGACTTCGAGCAGACGCGCGAGCGGATCCGCGGCTCGGCGCTCAAGGTCACGCGGCGGGGCTCGTTCGCGCGGTACGAGGCGCCGGGCGTCGTCATGCACGAGTGGGTGCTGGCCCCGGACGCGAGGCCCGACGACTTCCGCGCGGTGAAGGCCTGCAACCCGTTCTCCGGCATCACCGTGACGTCGCTCAAGGCGAAGTTCGCCAAGCCCACGATGACCATGGGCCACTGGATGCGCTTCGTCTGCAACCGCCCGACGCGGGGCGACGACGCCGCGGTCCAGGAGTCCGAGTGGGCGGCCGCCGGGCCCCGCGCGGGCGAGGCCCTCGAGATCCCGGAGGGCGAGCCGGTCTGGCTCGGGCTCGACGTCGCCTGGAAGTGGGACACGACGGCGATGGTCCCCCTGTGGTGGCGGGACGCCGACCTCCGGCTCCTCGGCGAGGCGACGGTCCTCGTGCCGCCGCGCGACGGGACGAGCCTCGACCCGACCGAGGTCGAGGAGGCGCTGCGGGCGGTCCACGCCCGGAACCCCGTCCACACCGTGGTGATGGACACCAGCCGGGCGGAGCAGCTCGCCTCGTGGATCCGCGACGAGCTCGGGGCGACGGTCGTCGACCGCCAGCAGACCAACCCGCTCGCGGCCGAGGACTACGAGCGGTTCATGGACGCCCTGCGGGGCGGCCAGCTGCGGCACACGGGCGGGCCGGCCCTCGCGTCGCACGTACTCAACGCCGTCGCCCGGATGCTGCCCGGCGGCCGCTCGCGGTTCGAGCGCCCGGCCTCCAACCGCGTGAGCTCCGAGCAGGAGCGGCGCGTCATCGACGCCCTGTCCGCCGCGTCGATGGTCCACTCCGTGGCGGCCATGCCGCAGGAGGCCGCGCCCGAGCCCGCCGCCCTGGCCCTGGTCCGGGCGATGGCCGCCCAGAGCCCGACGGCCCTGCCCGCCGCGCCCGCCGGCCCCGCGCCGACGCCGGCCCTCGCCGCCCTCGGCATCGCCGCCGGCCGGCCCCTGTACGCCCACGAGGTGCGCCGATGAGCCGCGTGTTCCTCAACGCCCGCAAGCTGCGGACCCCGGCGATCGCCCGGGCCAACACGACGATCGCGCTGATGGACTGGCAGGACGACCTGATCCGGACGGCGCTCGGCCAGTCGTTCCGCGTCAGCGGCCGCGTGGTCCTCCGCCGGCCGCGCTGGATGCCCGCCCGCCTCTACACGGCGCTCCTGCGCTCGATCGTCGTCGAGCGGAAGGTGGAGGAGCGCCGGTGACCGAGTTCCTCGCCCCCCCGCCCGACCGCCAGGCCGAGGTCGGCTTCATCGCCAAGGCCTCGCTGCCCGAGGGCGCCGTCGCGGCGACGGACATGTCCCCGCTCGCCAGCGCGCTCGGCGGCGGGATGTCGGTGACCTCGTCGCTCGGACCCGGTCTCCCGATCGGCCCCGCCCACCCCGAGGAGCGGCACCCGCGCTGGGCCGACTACATGCCCGGCGTCAACGTCACCCCGACGCCGCGCGGCGAGGAGGCCTACAGCTTCCAGACGCTCTACGGCATCGCGAACGCCTGGGACGTCGCAGGCATCGCGATCGAGAAGCGCAAGGAGGAGTTCGCCAAGATCGAGCCGGCCGTCACGCCGCGCCCGATCCCCGGGCAGACGCAGCGGGAGGCCGAGTACCGGCGGGACTCGCTGCGCGACCAGGTCGCCGAGGCGATGGGCTTCCTCTACCAGCCCGACGGCCAGATGGACTACCCCGGCTGGACGACGAAGTTCCTCGACGACCTGTTCAAGGGCGACTGCGCGACCGCGTACCTGCGGGGCAACCGGGGGGGCGGCCTGGCCGCGGCCGAGGTGGTCGACGGCACGACGATCAAGCCGGTCCGCGACCTCTGGGGGCGCATCGCACAGGTGCCGCCGGGCACGCCGCGCCACCAGCACGAGTGGTCGGCCGACCCGGCCGGCGCCCAGTCCGCCGGCGTGGCCGCGGGGATGGCGTGCCGCGTGTGCGGCGCCGCGCCCGCCTACGCGCAGGTGATCAAGGGCATGGTCTGGGGCTGGTACGGCAGCGACGAGATCGTCTACCAGCCGCGCTGGCCGCGGACGAGCGGGCCGTACGGCCACCCGCCCCTCGAGGCGGTCCTGCTCTCGGCCAACCGCGCACTCCGGCGCCAGTCGCTCGACCTCTCCTGGTACACGGAGGGGACGATCCCGGCCGCGTACCTCAAGGTGCCCGAGTCCTGGACCGTGGGCCAGGCGCAGGAGTTCGTCGCGGCGATCGACGCCATGTACTCGGGCAACGACGCGCTCCGCTCCAAGGTCGTGCCGATCCCGGGCGGGCCGAACGCCGGCATCGAGCGGATGACGCCCGAGCCCAAGAGCGACGTCGAGGAGTACCTGCTCCACATCGGCTTCGCCGCGTTCGGGATCTCGCCGATGGAGGCGGGCTTCATCCGGAGCTCCGGCGGCGCCGGCCTCGGCGGCAAGGGCGTGGCCGAGGAGCAGACGGACTCCGGGCGCCAGCGGCAGATCAGCCTCTCCCGGCACGTCACGCGCGTCTGGAACCGGATCCTCGCGGCCGGCTGGAGCTCGGACCTCGTCCTCTCGTACCCGACGCTCGTCGAGCCCAAGGACCGCAAGCTCGAGGCGGACACCCTGCACACCTACTGGCAGATGGGCGCCGTCTCCACCGACTGGATCGCGGAGAACGTCCTGCAGCTGGACCCGCCGGGCCTCGGGCCGGTCGTGGTCACCCAGTCGGGGGCCGTCGTGCCGATCAAGGCAATCGCCTCGGGCCTGCCCGCCGCCCCCGAGGCGCCGACGATGGCGCCGACGCCGTCCGCGGTCCCCGGCGTCAACACCGAGGCCCCGATGGCGAAGGCGCTCGGCGCGAAGCACGTCGAATACTCGGGCGACCTCGCGGAGGTCGTCCACCGCTACCTCCTGCGGTCCTACCCGGCGAAGGACGTCGAGTGGGTCCTGGACCCGGCGATCAGCTGGGAGTACGAGGTCTCGGTCCCGCTCGACACCGTCAACATGGCGCGGCGCCCCGGCGGCCGGAACGAGGACAAGGTCGCCTCGATCGCGGACGCCATCGGCGCGGGGGCCAGCATGGACCCGGTCGTCCTCGCCGACTTCGGCGAGCCGCTGCTCCGCATCGCGGACGGCTTCCACCGGACGCTCGGGGCGGAGCGCGCGGGCGAGGACGCGGTTCCGGCGTTCGTCGGGCGCGACGTGCCGACCGAGTACCGCGAGCTCGTCATGGGCGACATGCAGGACGACTCGTCGAGCGTCAAGAAGGCCGCCGCCGCGGACCTCCGGCGCTGGCGCACGAAGGCGGTCAACGCCGTCAAGCGCGGCCAGCCGGCGGCGGTGCCCTTCGAGTCCGCCGCGATCCCGCCGACCGCCGCCGCCCTGATCTCGGCCGCGCTCGAGTCCGCCGCCACCCCCGAGGACGTCTGGAGCGTGTTCCGGTGACCGGGCCGCAGCGCTACGTCCTGGGCATCGCCTACCAGGCGGGCCCCGACCCCCGGATCCAGGAGGGCGCCGACGGCGGCAGGGACTGGATCGGCCCCGTGGAGCTCGAGAAGGCCGCCTGGCGGTTCCTCGCCTCGAGCCCGACGGTCGGCATCAACCACGCGGACGGCACGACGGGCTCCGCGGAGATCGTCGAGTCCTACATCTACCGCGGCCCCGACTGGCAGGTCGGGGACGTCGTCGTCAAGGCCGGCGACTGGCTCGTCGGCGCAGTCCTGGGCGAGTACGCATGGGCGCTCTTCGAGGCCGGGCTCGTGGACGGGTGGTCCGTCCAGGGGACGGCCCGGCGCCTGGAGGCCGACGAGTGAAGAAGAACGCCGAAGCACCCCTCACCGAGGTCGTCGACGCGGACATCCGCCGGATCGACGCCGTCAAGGGCCCCGCCAACGGGACCCGCTTCCTCATGGCGAAGGCCTCGGGCGTGGGCCAGGCCGGCATCGTGCCCGCCGACATGGTCCGCGAGCTCGCCGCCGACCCGCCCGCCGGCGACACGTACGTCGGGCTCGAGAAGGCCAGCCTCGACATCCCCGATGGCATGACCGTCGAGGGCCTCCGGTCGGCGCTGCAGGCGGCCCTCGCGGACGCCGGCCTCGCCGACAAGGACGGCTACGTCTGGGTCAGCGACATCGTGCCGGGCTTCGTCATCTTCAGCGGGGGCGAGGCTGGCTACCGGCGCGTCGCCTGGTCCGTCGGGGCGAGCGGCGCGATCGAGGTCAGCGGGCCCCCGGAGCAGGTCGTCAACAACGCCCAGTGGGAGCCGGTCACCAAGGCAGCCAAGCGCAAGGAGAGTGCAGTGTCCACCGCAACCGCCTCGGCGGATGTCAGGCCGGCCGTGGCGGCCGGAGACGCGAAGGCAGCGCGCGCGGTCCTCAAGGCCGCGGCCCGCGCGAAGCGCGACGCCAAGATCCTCAAGGCCGCGCGCAGGGTCGCCAAGCGCGAGGTCCTGGGCCAGGCCCGGGCCGTCCTCGGCAAGGGCACCCTCGGCAGCCTCGGCGACGCCCACCAGGCCGTCCTCGACGCGCTCAAGAACGAGTCGGAGAAGGCGGGCGAGGGGGAGGAGCCGTCCGAGTCCGTGGCGCTGCTCCAGGCGCTCGCCGGCAAGATCGCGTCGCTCATGACGACCCAGGCGTCCCAGGGCGGGGACCCGGAGCCCGACGGCGACGAGGGCATGGGGGACGACGCCGGCGACGACGGCGACGGGAACCCCGACGAGATCGAGAAGGCGTCGCTCCGCAAGGCCCGCAAGGCAGCGGCGGCCGCGAGGCTCGCGAAGCGCGCGGCCCGCGACGAGCTCAGGGCGGCGAAGGCGCGGCGCGCGATCGCGAAGATCGGCCGCCGCAACAGCTCGGCCGACCAGGCCCACGTCGACGCGATCGACTCGCACGCCGCGGCCCTCGGCGCCACCTATCACCAGAAGCCCGCGACGGGCCAGTCGGCGATCGCCAAGGCGGCGCAGCCGGACACCCGCGTGGACGACGCCATCAACCTGGTCCAGCAGTCCGTCCACCTCACGGACCAGCTGCGCGAGGCGCTCCGAGGCGAGCTGGCTCCGATGTGGGAGCAGCTCCGCAAGGTGGCGCAGACGCCGCTGCCCGGGGGCCCGCGGGTCGTCATGGACCGCGACGGGACGCTCATCCCGGCCGGCGACGGCCAGCCGGGCGTGACCTTCGAGCAGGCCGCCATGCGCAAGGCGGCCGAGCAGTTCCCGATCGGCTCGATCGAGCGGGAGGCGCTCAGCAAGGCCGCGGCGCAGGGCGCCATCAAGGACCTCATGCAGCAGGGCCGGTAGGCCCCGCCGCTTCACCACGGGAGACAGATCCGTGCCCAACCCCTACAGCCCCGCCGGGCGGGGAGACGTGAGCGCCGACACGCTCGCGGCCGTCAAGACCGCGCTGATGCGGGGCGCCAAGACCCCCGCCGACGCGGACGCCATCGCCAAGGCGACCACCCAGGGCTGGAGCGTCGGGACGGGGGCCGTCGGCCTCCTGCTCGAGCCCCGGCTCATCAACCTGTTCCCGGTCCTCTCGCCCATCCGCAACTGGCTGAGCCGCCACCAGGCGCCCAACGGCGCGACGGCCGTCCAGTGGCGCGCGATCACCGGGATCAACGTCAACAACCTCAAGCCCGGCGTCGCCGACGGGGCCCGCAACCGCGTGGTCTCGACCGCCGAGCGCGACCGCCAGCAGGCGTTCAAGTCCTTCGGCTTCGACGACTTCGTGACGTTCGACGCCCAGGACAGCGCCGCGAACATCTACGACATCCGGGCCGAGGCCTCGGCCAACCTGCTCGCCGCCGTCATGGCGACGGGCGAGGAGCCGCTCATCCTCGGCGGCAACGTCACGGCGATCGGCAAGCCGTCCGCCGTCACCGCCGCCGACGCGGCCGCGGCCGTCGCCGGCCCGATGACCGCGTCCACGGCATACGACTTCGCGGTCTCGGCCCTCACGCACTTCGGCTACGCCGCGGGCGCGACGGGCCGCGGTACCGACGACGCGCCGGACGAGACGGACGGCCGCACCCTGACCACGTTCTCGACGGCCTCCGGCCGCACGGCGACGATCCTCTCGTGGCCCGCGGTCAAGGGCGCTGTCGCGTACAACGTCTTCATCGGCACCCACGGCGGCACGCTGTACTACGCCGGCACGACCACGGCCAACCGCGTGACGGTCACGACCGCCGCCGGCGCCGCGACGGTCCTGGGGACCCGCGCCACGTACACGGCGGCCGCCTACGGCACGCCGCTCGTGGTCGCCGCGCTCCCGGGCTCCGGCAACACCCCGAACAGCGCCGACCAGACGGCGGACGCGCTCGCGTTCGACGGCCTGATCCCGCAGATCGAGGTCGCCTCCGGGTCGCCGTACTACGACGCCACCGTCGCCTACGGCGGCGGCGGGTACTTCAAGGACATGTCGGGCGCGACGTACACCGGTGACAACGCCAACGGCATCGTCGAGCTCGACGCCATGCTCAAGAGCATGTGGGACACGTCCCGCATCGGCCCGACGCGCATCTACGTGAACAGCCAGGAGGCGATGGCCTGGGGCCAGATCATCACCTCGGGCGGGGCGGGCATCGGCACCGTCCGCTGGAACCAGCAGCTCAACGCGGACGGGTCCGTCACCGGCGGCCTCGTGGCGGACAGCTACCGCAACAAGTTCACCGGGCCCCGGATCATCCCGATCGAGATCCACCCCTACCTCGCCCCCGGCACGGTCATCGCGCTCTCCGAGCGCCTGCCGTTCCCGCGGGCGAACGTGCCCAGCGCCTTCCAGCTGGAGGTGCTCCGCGAGTACACCCAGTACGAGTGGGCGATGGTCGCCCGGCAGTGGGAGTTCGGCATCTACGGGCGCGAGTGCCTGAAGGTGTACTTCCCGGCCGGCTGCGGCGCCATCGTCGGCAGCAGCGCCGCCTAGACCCCAGCGCCCCGGGCCGCCCGCGTTCCGCGCGGAAACGGCCCGGGGCCGCCCCAACCACCGAGAGGGCGACATGGCCGACTACTGCACCGAGGACGAGGTCAGGACGAGGTGGTCCGCCGGCGACGGCACGACCATCTCGAGCTCGGCGTCCCCGGCGATCGCCGAGGCCATCACCGACGCCAGCGGCACGATCGACGAGGAGGTCCGGAACCTCCGCGGCCAGGCCGAGGGCTGGTCGTTCCTGCCCGCCCTCGACGGCGACGGCAACCCCGTGACCGAGACCCGCCGCTACACGGGGAACGGCTCGCCCCTGCTTTTCATCGACGACGCGGTGCTCGTCTCGTCCGTCGCGCTCACGGCCTCGGACGGCACGGTCCTCCGCCAGCTCGCCGCCGGCCGCGACTACCTCCCGTGGCCGCTCAACGGGCTGCCCGTAACCGGCCTCACCCTCGTGTCGGGGACGTGGCCCGACAACCCCGGCGGCGTCTCCGTCGTGCTGGCGCGGGGCTACGCCCTCACGCTGCCGGCCTCGGTCCGCGACGCCGCGATCGAGGAGACGCTGCGCACGCTGCGCCGGGCCCAGGCCGGCATCGACGACCGCTCGGGCACCGCGCCGTTCGGCCAGGAGGCCACCGGGCCAGCCCTGCTCGCCGCCACCGCCCGCAAGCTCTACAAGTTCCGCCTCGGGCACGGCATGCTCCGGAGGGCCGGCTGATGCCCGGGACCTACGCCGAGCTCGAAGGCGTCAACGAGCTGCTGCGCGCGCTCGAGCGCGCCGGCGGCCCCGGGGCCCGCAAGGTCATGCTCAAGTCGCTCGTGGAGGGCGCGAAGCAGGTCCGGAGCGCGATTCGGGCCGAGGCCCCCGTCGCTGCGCGCGACACCGCCGGCCGGTACGCCCACAAGCGGGGCACGCTCCGGGCCGGGGTTCGCTACAAGGCCAGCCGGACCCGGCGGACCTACCAGATCGCCTACATGATCGGCCCGTTCGGCAAGGGCACGGCGCACCGGCACCTGGTCATCTCTGGCCACGCGATCAAGGGCCACCGGCGGACGCTGCTCGGCATGGGTGCCGGGAAGCTCGGCCGGCAGGGGCTGTCGGGAGCCAAGCGGACGAGGCCCGACGACTTCGTCGCGCGCGGCGAGGCGCGCAGCAAGTCCGCCGCCCTGCTCGCGGTCGAGGGCAAGGCCCGGGCGCTCGTCGGGGAGCTCGCCCGTGGCTAGCCGGATCGCCGAGATCGTCGACGCCAGCGCCGCGGTCGCCGCGCGCGTCCAGGGCCTCGCGCTCCGCGACGGCGGGGCCGTCGGCGTCACAGCCGTCTTCGGCGCCGGCGGCAGCGGCATCGGCGACCCGCTGCGCCCGGGCAGCCCGGTGGCCCCCGCCCCGGACGAGCCGATGCAGGCGTATAGCCACTTCAGCGACCTCCCGGACGCACCGACCGTCGACTGGCTCGACCAGGAGGGCGACCTCGAGCTGACGTGGAGCGTCCCCATGCGCCTCTGGCTGCCGCGCAGCAGCCTGCCCGTCGCCCGCCAGACCGGCATCCCGTTCTACGCCGCCTACCTCTCGGCCTTCGCGGCCGACCGCACGCTCGGCGGCCTGTGCGACGCCGCGCGGATCACGGCGATCGCCATCAACGGCGACGACAAGTGGAACTGGGTCGAGTTCACGCTCGAAGTCATCGAGCGCGTCGAGCCCTGAAAGGAGATCGCTCATGACGGCGGCCTACACGGCCATCCCCCTCATCACGCCGCTGGGGCCGGCGCCGGCGCTGCCGATCGCGGCGAACGCGCTGGACTTCACCGAGACGGCCAGCGGCGGCCCGGTCGCCGGCGACCAGCTGGGCGATGCGATCCCGCTGCTCGGCACGACCCTCGTCCTCGTCCACAACACCGACGTCGGCAGCCAGACGGTGACCTTCCGGTCGGCCCCCGACAGCCTCAACCGGCTCGGCGACGTCGAGACCTACAGCATCGGCGCCGGGCTGCGGTCGGCCTTCCTGGTGCGCCAGGAGGGCTGGCGCCAGTCGGACGGCACGCTCCACGTCGAGGCCTCCGACGCCGCGGTCAAGTACGCGGCCTTCCGCGTCCCCAACAGCGGAGCGCCATGGTCGGCCGTCTCGACCTCGCAGGCCGGCCGCGTCGCGATCCAGCCGATCACCCCGGTCGGGCCGTACCCCGCCACCCCGGTGGCAGCCCTCGCGCTCGACTTCGCGATGGCCGCGGCGAACGTCGGGTCCGGCAACTGCGTGGCGATGAGCGGCCCGATCCTGCTGATCGCCACGAACGCGAACGCCTCGGCGAAGACGGTCTCCGTGTCCTCGACCGCCGTCGGCGACAACCTCAACCGGCCCGGCGACATCAGCGCCTACTCGATCGCCCAGAACGTGCTGTCGGCGATCTACCTGCGCCCCGAGGGCTTCCGGCAGGCCACCGGGCACCTCTACGTCAACGGCAGCTCCACCGACGTGAGCCTCGCCGCGTTCGCCCTCCCGGGCTGAGAAAGGAGACCAGTCGAAATGGCGAAGGGCTACCAGGGCCCCGGCTTCCTCTGGAAGGTCGGGACCTCGCACGCCGACGCGCAGACGATCGCGTACTGCAAGGAGATCAAGGGCCCCTCCACGAGCGTCGGCAAGGTGGACGTCACCACCCAGGACTCGCCCGACTACACGATGGAGCAGGACCCGACCCTCATCGACCCGGGCACGATCTCCACCCAGCTCATCTTCAAGCAGGACAACGCCACCCACGCCTCGCTGCTCGCGTCCCTCCAGAACCGCGACATCGTGTACGTGGAGATCTACAACAACCCGCCGACCAACACCCTGTACTGGTCGGGCAACGGGTTCTTCAGCAAGTTCGACTTCACGGGCCCGGTCACCGGCCCGGGCACGGCCGACGTCGAGCTCACGCTGACCGGCAAGGTCACGGCGCACTGACCATGGCCGTGCTGAGCCGCGAGGAGATCCTCTCGGGGCGCTCGCTCAAGCACGAGGACGTGGAGGTCCCCGAGCTCGGGGGCAGCGTCCGCGTGTACGAGCTGGCGCCCCGCCAGCGCATGGACTTTGTGCGCTGGATGAAGGCCCGGGGCGTAGACGAGGGGCTCGAGGCCGTCGACGCCCTCGCCATCGCCGACGTCCGCGAGCGCCTGGTCGCCATGTCCCTCCGGGACGAGGCGGGCGCCCTGCTGTTCTCCGAGGACGACGTGCCGGCGCTCGGCGCGATGCTCTCCGAGGAGGTGCTGCAGCGGCTCGCGGAGCGGGCCAGGTACATGTCGGGCATGGGCGACGCGGCGATCGAGGAGAGGGCGGACGACCTCCCAAACTCCCCGGGCGCCTCGCCCTCCTAGACCTGGCCTACGCCTTCGGAGTCTGGGATGTCGATGCGCTCGACGAGCAGATGGGATCCGCGCAGCTCGCGGAGTGGCTGGCGTACCAGCGCGTCCGCGGGCCGCTCGGCCCGCAGCGCGGCGACCTCATGGCCGTGATGGTCCTGGGGCCGATCCTGACCGCCCTCGGCGCGAGGTTCGACGCCGAGGACCTCCTGCCGCGCTGGCGGGCGCCCCGCGAGGACGCGGAGACGCCCGAGGAGGCGCTCGCTCGCCTCGAGGCGGCGTTCGGGGAGGGCGCGTAGCGTGTCGACGATCGGCGAGCTCCTCGTCAGGCTGGCGGCGGACACCAAGGGCTTCGCCGCGGGGATGGCCGGGGGCGGGAAGGACGTCCGCGGCCTCGAGGCGGAGGTGCGCGGCTCGTCGGGGAAGATCTCCGGGGCCCTCGACGAGTCGGGCCGCCACGCGGGGGCCCTCGGCCGGGCGATGGGCGGGCTCAAGTCCGTCGCCTCGATCGCCACGGGGTTCCTGGCGGCCGAGGGCGTCGGGGCGATCGTCGACTTCGGCAAGGAGATGTACTCGGCCGTCGAGGCCGAGGACAAGCTCGACGCCCAGACCAAGGCCGTGCTCAAGTCGACGGGCGGCGCGGCCCACGTCACCGCCGCGAACATCGACGAGATGGCGGTCTCGCTGTCCCGGATGTCGGGCGTCGACGACGAGGCGATCAAGAACCAGGAGAACCTGCTCCTGACCTTCACCGGTATCCGCAACGAGGCCGGCAAGGGCAACGACGTCTTCAGCCAGGCGACCAAGGCCGCGCTCGACATGAGCGTGGCGCTCGGCGAGGACGGCAAGTCCGCGGCGATCCAGCTGGGCAAGGCGCTCAACGACCCGATCAAGGGCGTCACGGCGCTGCAGCGCGTCGGCGTGAGCTTCACCGCCGACCAGAAGAAGCAGATCGAGACGATGGTGAAGTCCGGGCGGACGATGGACGCCCAGAAGTTCATCCTCAAGGAGCTCAACCGGGAGTTCGGGGGCTCGGCCGCGGCGCAGGCGACGGTCGGCGCCAAGATCAAGGTCGCGTGGGACGAGGCGTCCAAGAGCCTCATGCGGCTGTTCATGCCGGCGATCAACGCGGTGCTCGGCGCGCTCCCCCCGCTGATCGACGGGCTGTCGTCCGTGATCTCGTGGGTGTCCCAGCTCGTCTCCGCGTTCATGCAGCTCGGCCCGGTCAAGGACACGCTCGCGCTGATCGGGGAGGTCGCGGGCGACGTCTCCGGCACGATCCAGGACATGTTCTCGGGGATCTCGACCGGCGACTTCGGCGTGGTCCTCGACGACGTCCGCGAGTCGCTGTTCCGGATCGGCCCGATGGTCTCCGGCCTCGGCCAGAAGGTCGCGGCGGCCGTCCCCGGGATCATCGCGGCCGCCAAGAGGATCGGCCTGGGCATCCTCGACGGGATCGCGAAGGCGCTGCCCGGCCTGGCCTTGACCGCGCTGCGGCTCTGGGAGCAGCTCGAGGAGGCCGCCATCTCCGCCCTCCCCGGGATCGTGCGGGCGGTCGGCGACCTGCTCCAGGCCGTGTTCGACTGGATCGTCAACACCGGGGTCCCGACGCTCGCGTCGATCGCCGGCCAGCTGTTCGACGAGCTGGCGGCGTGGCTCCCCGTGGTGGTGCCGAAGATCGTCGACGCGCTCGGCCAGGTCGTCGGGACGATCGTCGACTGGATCGGGCGGAACGCGCCGATCCTCGCCGCGAAGCTCCTCGAGTGGGGGCAGGCGTTCGCCGGCTGGGTCGGCAAGCGGCTGCCCGGGCTGCTCGCGAGCCTGGGCGACCTGATCCGCTCGGTCCTCGGGTGGATCGGCCAGCAGCTTCCGGTCATCGCCGGGCGCCTGCTCGAGTGGGGAAAGGCGTTCATCGCCTGGGTGGGGCCCCAGATCCCGCCGCTGCTCGGCAAGCTGGGCGAGCTGCTCGGCCAGGTGGCCCAGTGGGTCGTGACCACGGGGCTCCCGGCCCTCGTCAGCCAGCTCGCGGCCTGGGCGAAGGCGCTCGTCGACTGGATCGGCCCGGCCATCCCGCCCCTGCTCGAGCAGCTGGGCCAGATGCTCGGCCAGCTGGTCGCGTGGGTCGTGGGCACCGGGCTCCCGGCGCTCGTCGGCGCGCTCGGCGACGTCGCCCGGGCCATGGTCTCGGGCTTCATCACGCTCGTGACCCAGATCCTGCCCCAGCTCGCCGGCTGGGTCGCCGGCACGCTGGTGCCGGGGATCATCGGCTTCGGCGGGGACGTCCTGCGCGGCGCGCTGGACCTCGGCGGCCACCTGCTCACGGGGTTCATGCAGGGCATCGGCGACCTGCCGGCGAAGGTCCTCGGCGTCATCGGCGACGCCATGAGCGGCCTCGTTGGCGCGATCACCGCGATGCCCGGGAAGATCGCCGACGCGGCGCGGGGCATGTTCGACGGCATCTGGCAGGCGTTCCGCGGCGCGATCAACTCGATCATCCGGGGCTGGAACAGCCTGACCTTCAGCATGCCGAGCATCGACCTCGGGCCGCTCGGCAAGGTCGGCGGCTTCACGATCGGCACCCCCAACATCCCGTACCTGCACGCCGGCGGCATCGTGCCGGGCGCCCCGGGGTCCGACGTCCTGGCGGTCCTCCAGGCCGGCGAGCGGGTCATCCCGCGGTCCCGCGCCGGCGGCGAGGCCGGCCAGCAGCAGGTCATCAACGTCGGGGGGATCCACATCAGCGGCGTCGGGTCGGACGTCAGCGCGTCCGCCGCGAGGCGGTTCGGCCAGGCGGTCCACGACGAGTTCACCCGCACGCTGCGCGAGCAGCGCGCGCGGAGCGTGGCGATCGGCACGGTGGGCGCGTGAGCCGCTTCACCCTCGACGGGCGCCCGCTGCGCGTCCGCGACTTCTCGGGCTTCGACCACCCGCAGTTCGCGACCCTGGTCCGGATCCTCTCGGACGGGACGTCGACCGCGAACGAGGTGCTCCAGTCGGGGTCGGTCCCCCGGCGCCAGGCGACCGTGGCGGCGACGCTCCGCGACCGGGCCGACGTCGAGGCGCTCCGCGCCCTCAACCTATCCAAGGCGCGGGTGCCCTTCGTCGACGTCCTGGGCGACATCCTCGACGTCGTGGTGCTCGACCTCCAGGTGACCTCGAGCGCGGCCGTCCCCGGGCACTGGGAGTACACCGCGACCCTCGTCGAGGCGACCTGACCGTGCAGGCCATCACCGACGACCTGGTCGCGCTGCTCAAGTCGCGGCTCCAGGCGGGCGCCTCGGGGTTCCGGGCCCGCCTCGAGGTGGACACCTTCTCGTCGTCCACCGTCAACCCGGTCGTCGAGCCGTTCGCGAACCAGGTCGGCGGCGGCTCGACCCTCACGGTGCCGATCACGACGCTCCCGGAGGCCGGGCACCTGCTCGTCGGGCTCGCCGGCGCGCAGCACAGCGGCGGCACCGGGATCGGCGACTACTACGAGTGGCCGGCCGGGTGGACCGTGATCGACGAGGGCTTCCACCCGTCGTGGGCGAGCGCCGGGGGCGACACCCTCGGCCTCTTCTCGCTCGCCTACCGGATCGCGGACGGCACCGAGACCAGCGTCGCGATCACCGCGCACGTGGCCGGCCTGCAGCGGAACCACGCGCTGATCGTCAACTACGGCGTCAAGCCGACCAGCCCGTACCTCGTCGACCACGCCTGGCTGTACCCCGACTCCCCCACGCACCAGGCCGCGCCGGCGATGCCGAGCGTGACGGTCCCGGGCGGGTCGTACCTGCTGATCGCGGGGATCCAGGAGCGGCCCGACTACCCGATCGCGCTGCCCGCCGGGTACGCCCAGACCGCCTTCGGGTCCGAGTTCGACATCGGCTACACGCTCGCGCACCGCGTCCTCGTCGACACCGCGGGCGGCGCGATGGGCGGCACCCTCACCGCGACGGGGGCGCCCGGCACGGGGTCGTACCCGGACCCGCTCTGGACCATCGCCCACGCCGCGTTCAAGCTGCCGCCCGTCGAGACGAGCTCCAAGGTGACCCAGTCCCTGAGCCCGAAGAGCGTCTCGATCGACCGCAGCCTGCGCCAGGCGGCGGACCAGCTCACGGCCGACCTGGCGAACGAGTCGCTGCCGCTCGGGTGGGGGCCGTCGTCGCTGATCCCCACCAACAGCCGGTGCCGGGCGTACCAGTGGTACGGCGACCCGGCGAACGAGGTGCAGACGTTCACCGGCGTCGTCGACATCGTCCGCGACACGCGCGACCCGCTCACGACCCAGATCACCGCCCGGGACATGATGGCGATCCTCCTCGACCAGACGTTCAGCGCGACGGCGCCGCAGAAGGCCGGGGAGGCCGGCGCGGTGCGGACGGCGGCCAACGGCGTGTACCTCTCGCTCGAGGTGTCGGCCGTCGTCTCGGACATCCTCGACCGCGCCGGCTGGCCGTCCGCCGACCGGGCGATCGAGGACACGAGCTACACCCTCGACGAGTACATCGTGCAGGACGGCTGGTCCTGGGCCGACGCCATCATCGGCAACGACCGGCTCACGGGCCTGACGGGGTACTCGGCCTGGGCGGACGAGCTGGGCGTGTTCCACTTCGCGCCCACCGTGCTCGAGGGCTCCCTCACGGACCCCGGCGCGCCCGCCTACACCTTCCGCTCCGGGGAGGACATCCTCTCGCTCTCCGACGAGACGGACCAGTACGTGCTCCGGACCCGCGTCAAGGTGCGCGGGCCGCTCACCACGACGACGCTCACCGACACCTGGCGCGAGGTGTGGCGGACCTCGAAGTTCCGCTACCCGGTCGGCCTCTGGTACGCGCCCGGCGAGCCGACGATCCTCCGGGTGCTCGACCGGGGCACCAAGCGCATGTACCGCCTGCGGCAGAGCGACCGGGCGGTGCTCGGCTCGGTGTACCTGGGGAGCGCGATCAGCTACCCGCTCGGCCTGTCCGGGGACCCGTCCGACGCGACGGTCTACTGGGTGCTCAATGCGCCCTGGCTGTGGGGCTCGGGCTCGTCGTCCTCGATCAAGAAGGTCCGCAAGAGCGACAACGTCGTCCTCGCCACCTACACGCTCTCGACGGACCACTGGTCCGCGATCAAGGTCTCGGGGTCGTACGTCTACGTCACGAACCTCTCGACCGACCGCGTGTACCGCAGGAGCAAGAGCACCGGCGCCGCGGTCGACAGCTTCAGCCACACGTACGGCTCGACCACCCAGCTCAACCCGTCCGGCATCATGATCGACGGGACCACCGTCTACGTGTTCTGGTCGAACGCCGGCACGACGGCCCGCTTCCTCAAGTGCGCCGAGGCCGCGCCGGGGACCGTCACCGGCGTCGTGAAGACCGCGGGGACCGTGCTCCACGGCGGCGAGATGGACACGACGACCCACACGGAGTGCTACGGCGACTCGGACAGCCTCGGCCTGGTCGCGAAGTTCACGCTCCTCGCCGCCGTGAGCCAGACCACCCAGGTCTTCGCCGAGGTCGTCGACACGGACCTCGAGGACGAGCTCGGGACGCTGGCCCAGAGCGAGCCGCGGGTCCACGACACCCACCCGCTGGACGCCGCGCACCCCTTCGAGGTCCGGCGCGACACCGTGACGCTCACGCCCGTGATCTCGCTGGCCCAGGCGACCGAGACGGCCGCGCGCCGGCTCGACATGCTCGCCAGGCGCCGGCGCGTGCTGGACGCCGCGGTCCTCGGCAACCCGGCGCTCCAGAAGACCGACCTCGTGCGCCTCGAGGACCCGGTGACGGGCGTCAGCACCCAGTTCGTGGTGGACACGGTGCGCTCGGGGATGGACTCGACGGGCACCTACGCGACCACCCTCGGCCTGCTGCCGCTCACGGTCCCCGGCGACACGCCGACCGACGACGGGAGCGCCTCGTGAGCGTCCGGGAGTACGCGGTCCTCTACCTCCCCTCCTCCGCGTCGGGCTCGGGCCAGGCGGTCGTCGGGGGCGGCAACGCGGTCCTCACCGCCGGCACCCACGCGCTCGACGGGCCGGAGCACACGGACGCCTCGGACCAGACGCGGCTCGACGCCAGCGCCGCCGCGCACGGCCTCATGCCCAAGCTGAGCGGCGACGCCTCGGACGTGTGGCGCGGCGACGGGACCCAGAGCCCGGAGACCGACCCGGTGGCCCTGGCCGCCCTGTCGGTCCACGAGGCCGCCGCCGACGCGCACGAGGCCGCCGGCATCGGATACGACCACACGGCGTCGGGCCTCGCGGCGACCGACGTGCAGGGTGCCGTGGACGAGCTCGCCGCCGCCGTCGGGACGCCGGTCGTCCTCTCGGACCTGACCCCGCTCGTCGAGTCCGGCGGCGGCGCGCCGGGCACGTCGGGCGAGGCCAGCCGGGCCGACCACGTGCACCCCGACGGCGGCGGGGGCGGGGGAGGCGGGACGGTCTCCGACGACGTCCTGGCCGCGTCGGCGGTCTACCTGTACTCCACGTTCGGATGAGGAGCTCGTCATGGCGGTGAACACGAAGCCGATGTTCGTCGGCAAGACCAACGGCAAGGGAACGACCTGGACCAACAGCGACGCCGCGAACACGAAGAAGACGATCTTCACCGGCGGCGCCTCCGAAGGCTCGATGCTCACCGCGATCGCCGTGACGAGCTCGGACACGAGCGACCGGGTGTTCAACATCTACCTCAATGACGGCAGCACCGATTTCCTCATCGGCAGCAAGACGGTCACGGCCGGCGTCGGCGTGGCGGCCGCCTCGGGTCTCAACCTCCTGGCCGACACCACGGCGTTCCCCTGGCTCAGCCCGGACGGCCTGCTCGTGCCCTACGGCTGGGTCGTCAAGCTTGAGAACGCCACGCAGGTCACCTCTGGCAAGACCGTGACCGTCGTCGCTCTGGGCGGCGACTTCGTGCTCGGATGACGAAGCTCTGGACGGGCCGCGGCCCGCGAGGCATCCCCGGCTTCGGCCTCGCCGCGAGCGATTTCGGACCGTGGGACGACGGGTTCACGGGCACGAGCCTCGCCTCGAAGTGGATCCTGCGCAATATCACGCCCGTCACCGAGGCGGCCGTCGCCAACGGCAAGGTCACCCTCACGATCAACGGCCAGGGCGACGCGATGTACCTGCAGCCGACGGCCGGCAACATCGGCTCGGCCACCGACTGCGACGTGTACATGCGCTGCTCGGCGAACAACGTCCCCGGCCGCATGGCGGGCGTCTACCTCCTCGACAGCTCCGGCGACGGGGTGGGCTACAGCCCCTACAACGACGGGAACACCTACCTCTGGAACGTGGTCGGCTACAACTACAGCTCCACGAGCAACGCGAACGGCAACCAGCCCGTCCCGACGGGCGATTACTGGCTCCACCTCCGCAAGCGCGGGTCGTCGATCACCGGCCGCTGGGCGAACCATGACGCTACGCGGAACTACCTCCAGCAGAACTACGGATCGTTCACGAGCGCCCTGACCAAGACGAACGCGTTCGACCGGGTGGGCTTCGACGCCGGCTGGACGACCGGCAGCGGCACGATCGCGATCGAGGAGTTCCGGTACCGCAAGGCCTGACCTCAGCCTCCGGCGACCACGATCCGGGCGAGCGCCGACGGCGTCGTCACGAGGAGTTCTGGGTCGTCGGCGATCTGCCCGAGGAGCTCGGCGGCGGCCGCGGCGACCTCCCTGTCGCGCAGGAGCCAGACGGGGTGCAGGTTGAGCGAGGCGACCCCGCCGACGGACCGGATGTACGCGAGCTTCTCCCGCCACACCCCGAGCGCCCCCGCCCCGGACAGCCCGTGGACGTGCCTGAGGTAGATCTCCTGCGGCATCGAGACGGGGATCTCCAGCAGCCCGCGGAGGCGGAAGGGGAAGACCGTCCCGCAGCCGGCGCGGCCGCCGTAGGGCCCGTCGCGCTCCGTGTCCGGGATCGACATGTCGATGTCGAACCGGCCGGCCACGGCGTCCAGCAGGGCGGGCGACGCGAGCAGCTGGCCGGACCTGAAGGCGCGCATGTGCTCGCGGGCCCAGGGCGAGCCCGCGAAGACCTCGTCGATCTGCTCCCCGATCCGGACCGCGTCCATGAAGGGCAGCCGGCCGTTGTGGGCGATGTCGTGCATGTAGAGCTCGCAGCCCTCGGCCGCGAGCCCCCCGGCCACGTCCTCGCCGGGCCAGCTGACGCGGGGCACGAACCCGAACGACGACACGAGCCCGAGCGGGCGCTCGAGCGACCGGACCGCCTCGAGGTCGCCGAGCTCGGCCCGCGAGTCGATGTCGTGGGTGATGAGCACCGCGGCCTGGCGGCCCTCGTAGCCGTGCGGGCTGTAGCCGGCGTCGAGGCCCCGCTCGACCGGCCACGCCGGGAAGCCCGGCTCGTGGGCGTTCCGCGCCGCGAGGACGCCGAGGATCCGCGCGCGGACCGGCAGCGGCACCCACCGGTATGGCACCGGGACCCGCGTGAAGAGCGGCCGCGGCAGCCGGAGGTACTCCTCGGCCGCGTCCCTCACGACGTCGCGGTCGAGGTCGAGGAGGCCGCTCACTGCGCCCGGGCCGCCGCCTTGGCCTCCTCGAACGACGCCGGGTCGAGCGTCTTGGCGACCCGGAAGCCGCCGCCGACCACGAGCGAGTACGGGGGCACGTCCTTGTGGATCACGGCCCCCGTCGCCAGGACCGAGTGGTGCCCGATCCGGACGCCGGGCGTGATGATCACGCCCGGCATGATCCAGACGTCGTGCTCGACGACCGTCCTCTTGTAGGCCTCCGGGTAGAGGACCTTGAGGTCGGTGCCCGTCGGGATGATCTGGTGCGCCGTGATGATCGTCCTGGCGCCGATCGCGGTCCGGTCCCCGATCTCGATGTACTCGGGGTGCAGCTTGTCGAACAGCACCCCCTCGCCGACGAAGACGTCGTCCCCGATCCGGACGCCCGACGCGCGGTACATCGACGACCTGAGCCCGTCCATCGGGACGAAGTTCGCCGCGCGCTGCATGAGGATCCGAGCGATCTGCCGGAACACGCGCCACCTCGCTTCATAAGGGCCGCGTGAGCCGCGGCCGCCAACATGCTACCCACCCCGGGCAACGCGCCCGCCAGGCCGATCACGCTCCGCGCGGAAACACTCCGGACCGGGGGGCGTCCAGGCGGCGGCGGGGCGGCCCGGGGCTCACCCCCCGGCCTCCTCGAGCTCGCGGCCGTCGGATCCGCGCATCTCGAACGAGTGCCGCACGGGCGCCGGCACGCCCGAGACCACGGCGCGCCCCGAGAACGACCGCCGCCCGGCCCGGGCGGTGAACGGCAGGTCGGCACCGTCGGCCGTGGGCCCCTCGGCGACGCCCGCGATGACCCAGTCCGCCAGCCCGTCGGCCGGCGACGTGCGCCGGTCCCAGACCAGCTCGGCGCCGGCGAGGCGCACGGGCCGGCCGTCGATCTCGAGCGCCGTCAGGGTGACCCGCTCCCGCCTCATCGGCGACCTCCTTCCCCGGTGTGGAAAAGTTCGTTGATAACTAGAACGCCTGTTCTGTTACGCTGGCCCGCCGCGGACCTCCGAGCCCTGCGGCGCGGCCCTCCGGACGGGGCCGACGAGGCGTCCGGGCTGGTCACCGGGGGACACCGTGACTGCACCGTACCGCACGAATCCGACCGATCTCCGACATCCGCGCGCGAGGGCATTGCGCGGCGGGAGTTGTGAGGTCATGATCCTGTGAAGGACAGCACGCACTCCCCCACCCCCGTCACGGACCCGGCGGTCAGGGCCGCCATCCTCGAGCAGCTCACGCGGTCCGTCTACCAGGCTCGCCGCCTGGCCCGTCGCCAGCTGCTGGGAATCGATCCGCCCCCGACGCCCAGTCCCGCTGCTCCATCTCGCCCGCCCGCCTGATCGCCGCGTCCAGGCGCTCCTCGTCGGTCTCCGGCGGGTCGACCAGGAAGTCCGCCGGCAGGCCCAGCGCCCGGGCGAGGGGCGTGAACATGTCGCTCGGCACGGGCCGCGTCCCCTTCTCCCACTTGGAGATGTTGCCGGTGACGTTGCTCTCGTAGCCGAGCGCGGCAGCCAGCTCCTTCTGGCCCCAGCCGCGGAGCTCGCGCGCCTGCCTGATCCAGTACCCGCGCCGCCGTCGCACCGCGTCACGATCGCCCTCGGTCATGACAACGAGACTCAGCGTCGGACGGAAAGTTGTCACGGATTCCTTTCAGACCCATTGACATGACTATTTCTTGTCGTCTATTCTGCGGCCATGCGACAGAAAGTTGTCATTCCGGGCGGAGAGAACGACGGACGCGCCGAGGCGCTCCGCGTCGAGATCGCGCGCCGCCGGCTCCGACAGGGGCCGATCGCCCGGGCGGCGGGCATCTCCGAGGGCCACCTCTCCCACCTGCTCGCCGGGCGCAAGACGCTGTCCGACGCGCTGGCGGACCGGATCGAGGCGGCCATCCGGGAAGGGACCGCCTGATGCCCGAGCTCCAGGTCATCGCGGGCCGCCGCGGCGTGGCCACCACCGTCACCATCCGCCAGACGCAGCTCGACGACCTCCGCGACGAGCTCGCGGCGCTGGTCGCCGAGGGCCGCGAGCTGGCGGACCGGATCGTCGCCGTGTCGCGCCGCGCCGAGCGGAACCTCTCCCGCGGCTGGTCCGCGGCCGGGGACCTCGACGAGCTCGAGCGGCTCGGGCTGCGCCACCAGGCGCGGATGGCCTCTGCCGGCGCCGCGGCCCGGGTCGGCGCCATCTGCCCCGACGGCCAGACCGAGCGCCATGTCGGCTGCGGGCGGGCCGCCTGATGGACGGCGTGGTCGTCGGCGTCATCGTCGTCCTCGCCCTCGTCGCCCTCGCCGCGTACTGCGTCCGGGGATCGCTGTCGTGAGCGCGCTCGTCTGCCTCCAGGTCCACCGAGTCCACCTGCGGATCCGGTTCGCCGGGCCGGTGAAGCTCTTGTACTGCCTCGCCTGTGAGGCCTTCCGATGACGGCGAGCCGGTCGGAGATGACCCGCCTCGCCTGGGTCACCCGCCAGCGCAACCGCGCGAAGCGCTTCTGGGACCGCGCCGATCGATCGGGCGGCCCGGACGCCTGCTGGAGGTGGCTCGGGGCTCGGCAGACAGCCCGGAGCGAATACCCCTACGCGCCCTACGGCGTCATCCGCTGGCACGGCCGGAAGACCTATGCCCACCGGGTGGCCCTCGAGCTGCACCTGGGTCGTCCGCTGCGCCCGGACGAGCACGCGATGCACGCCTGCGACAACCCGCCGTGCGTGAACCCGGCCCACCTGGGCGTGGGGACGCCGGCCGACAACGCCGCCGACATGGTCGCCAAGGGCCGCTACAAGGCGTGGCGCCCGCCCTGCGGCGTCGTCGCCGCGCCGATCCGCGGCACGCAGGACCAGCTGCCCATCTGACCGGGCCTGACAGCGGCGCCCTCCCCCCGGCGCCGCTGCCAGCCCCCGTCCAGGACGTTCCAGTCGAGGAGGAAGGTCAGTGTTCGAGGCGATCGAGATCATCGCCGCCCGCCGCCGGGCGCACGCCCGCGTCCAGCGGCTCGTGGCGCACCGCCCGACCGAGCGGCGCCAGATGCTGCTCGTGCGGTCCGAGGAGGACCTGCGCCGGCTGCGCGAGCTCACGGCCGAGCAGCGCGAGGCGTTCGACGCCCACCTGGCGCGCGTCGCGGCGGACGCCTGATGCCGTCCCTGACCCCCGAGCAGCTCGCGGAGCGCGACGGCGGACTGGGCGCCAGCGAGGCGGCCATGGTCCTCGGCCTGTCGCCGTTCGGCGGCGACGCCGTCGTTCAGGCGCGCAAGCTCGCCGGCGGCGAGGACGAGCCGACGATCGCCAAGACGCTCGGGCACCTGCTCGAGCCGGTCGTCGCCGACCTCGTGCGCCAGCGGAAGGGCTGGGCGCTCCGCGCCTTCCACCGGACGATCTGGCACCCGGCCGGGCTGCCGATGTTTTGCACCCCCGACTACGACATCGTCGGGCTGCCCGAGGGCCTCGAGATCAAGACGAGCGCCGGGCGAGGCGAGGAGTGGGGCGAGGACGGCGATCCCGCCGGCGTGCCCGTCCACGTCCAGGTGCAGGTCCAGCACCAGATGGCCTGCCGGCCGTCGTGGCGCCGCGTCTGGGTCGCCGTGCTCCTCTGGGGCAGGGACCTGCGCATGTACCCCGTCGACCGGAACCCGGGGCGCATCGCGCTCCTCGAGGAGGCGCTCCCCGCGTGGTGGCAGCGCCACGTCGTCGAGCGCCAGCCGATCGACCCGGACGGCTCGGACGGCTCGGCGGCCGCGCTTCAGGCGCTCTACCCGGCGCCCGTCGAGGACGCGCGTCCCGCGACGGAGGAGGAGGAGCTGCTCGCGCTCGAGGTCCTCGAGGCGCAGGCCGCGAAGGCCGAGGCCGAGGCGCGCCACGAGCTCGCGCGGCAGCGGCTGTTCGCCGCGATCGGCCCGGCGGCCGCGGTCGCCGGCACCACATGGAAGGCCACCCTGGCGCTCCAGCGCGGCCGGGTGGACTGGAAGGCCGCGGCGATCGCCGCCGGCGTCACCGAGGAGGCGGCCGAGGGGTTCCGGGGCCAGGCGTCCCGCGTTCTCCGCGTCTCCAGCACCGCGAAGGAGAGGGCGGCATGACCACGGCCCAGGCACCCGACCAGCAGGCGGCCCGCGAGGAGGCCGCGGCCGCCGGCGCGCGCATGGTGCGCCTCGTCGAGGAGCGCGGCTACCTGTCCGAGATCCTCGGCACCGACCAGGCGACCGTCGAGCGGTTCCGGACGGTGATGCTGTCCGCGCTCACGAGCAGCCCGAAGCTGCTCTCGGCGGACCCCGCTTCGCTCGTCCAGGCCATGCGCGAGAGCGCGATGTGGGGCCTCGAGCCCGACGGCGTCGACGCGGTCATCGTCCCGTTCTGGAACAGCCGGAACAGCCGGTACGAGGCCGACTTCCAGCCGACCGCGCGCGGCTACGTGCAGGTGCTCTACCGGAGCCCGCGCATCCGCTTCGTCGACGCCGACGTCGTCTACGCCAACGACCACTTCGAGTACGAGAAGGGCGCCGTCCCGCGTCTGGTCCACCGGCCGCTGGTCTTCGGCGACCGCGGCGAGCGCATCGGGGCCTACGCCATCGTCCAACTCGACTCGGGGTTCGTCCGCCCGGTGGTCCTCAACGCCCAGGACATCGCGAAGCGCAAGAGGGTGAGCCGCGAGTCCGAGAAGGGGCCGTGGCTCGACTGGGAGGACGAGATGTGGCGCAAGACCGCGCTGCGCTCGATCATGTCCCTCGTCCCCATCGCCCGCGGGGTCAAGCAGGCGCTCAAGGCCGAGTCCGACAAGTACCAGGCGCTCGGCCCGGGCGAGGCGCCCGCGGCCCAGGTCGCGCCGCCGGCGCCCCAGGCGATCCCCGCGCTCGGCGCCGCCCGCGGCGCGTTCCTCGGCCTGCCGGAGGGCGAGCCCGTCGCGCCGGCGAAGGCCGAGCCCCGCCAGACGCGCAAGCGCCAGCAGACCTCCGAGCCCGCGCCGGCGCACGCCGCGCAGGACGTCGAGGAGGCCGTGGTGGCCGCCGTGTGCGACGCCACCAGCGACCCGAAGCTCGGCGCCGTCGAGGCCTGCGCGCTGGCCGCCGGGCACCTCGACGAGGCTGGCTCGCCCCAGCGCCACCAGTCCGCCGGCGGGACGGTCTGGCCCGCGGCGAGGGCGCGCCCGTGATCACCCCGCTCGCGATCGCCGCCGTCGGGCTCTTCGTGACGCTCGCCCTGCTCCTGGTCGCCGTCTTCGGGCCGACCGAGGGCCAGCGCGACGCCCGGCGCCGGAACCCGCGCCCGCCCCACGCCCACCGCATCCGCTGAGACAGTCGAGGAGTCTCCGCCATGGCCACCGCCACCGCCAAGAAGCCGCCCGCCATCCCGCCTGAGCTCAGGTGCCCGCACTGCGGCTACCACGTCGACAGCGTCGGCTCGATGCCCGCCCACGTCGCCATGGCGCACAAGGATGTTTCCGCGCGGAGCGGCGAGGTCGAGTTCGTCGGCCGCCGCCCCGAGGAGGAGCGCGACTGCATCGGCTCCAACCACATCCCGGGCTGCGGGCACTTCCCCCCTGCCGCGCAGCCCGCTCCCGCCGCGCCGGCGGTCCTTCCCCCCGCCGCCGGCGCGGCATCCTTCACGGACCTGCCGCTCGAGCTGGTCGACGTCGGCGACAACGTGCGCGTCGAGGTCGCCGAGCTCGAGGAGCTCGCGGCGTCGATCGCCGAGCACGGGGTCCTGCAGCCGGTCAAGGCGACGGGCCCGCACGCCGACGGCCGCTACCTGGTCGTGTGGGGGCAGCGGCGGACGCTCGCGTCCCGGATGGCCGGGCGGGCCACGGTCCCCGCGATCGTCCTGCCGCCCGACGCCGACGTCGACGCCCACGGCGCCGCGAGGTCGATCGAGCAGCTGGTCGAGAACCTGCACCGGGCCGACCTCAACCCGATCGACCGGGCCCGCGCGATGCGCGCCGTCGTCGACTCCGGCACCAGCCAGGCGGACCTCGCGCGCAAGCTCGGGATCGGCGCGTCGACGGTGTCGAACGACCTCCGGCTCCTCTCGCTCGAGGCGCCGATCCAGGAGCGGATCCTGAGCGGCGAGCTGTCCGCATCGCACGGGAAGGCGATGGCGGCGCTGACGCCGCGGCACCAGCACGAGCTCGCCGCCCGGATCGTCAGCGGGAAGATGTCCGCCCACCAGGTGGAGGGCGAGCTCGAGTGGCGGCGGCAGGCCGCCAAGAGCGACGAGCTCGCGGCGGAGCGGACCAAGGCGGCGATCCCGAAGCTCCACGCGGCGCTCGCGGCCGCCCACGTCGAGCCGGGCGCGCGGATCCACCTGCTGGGCCCCTACAACATGGACCGCGACGCCCTGCGAGCCGAGATCCTCAAGGGCGGCTACCAGATCGACGGCGCGTACGTCTACGACCGCCCGCCGCAGGGCAAGTGCGACTGCTCGGCGTTCCGCGTCGAGTTCAACCGCAACTGGAAGGTGACGCCGGGCTGCGTCAGCGAACGCCACACGGACCGGCAGCGCAACATCGACCGCCACGCCGAGATCGTGCGCGAGAAGTCGATCGACGCGAAGGTCGCCTCGCTGGTCGGGCCGATCCGGGCCCAGCTCGAGCGGCTCGACCGCGTCGTCGTCATCCTCATCGCCGCCAGCCACTCGAGCGAGCTGCCCGAGATGCTGGCCGCCAAGGGCGACGAGGTCTACGGACAGCAGCTCGACCTGGCCGCGCAGCGCCTCGCCCGCACGGCGAGCTCGCGCAACGCCTGGAACGACCGGCCCAAGGCCGACGCGGCGCTCGACAAGGTCGTCGCCGAGCTCGGGATCGAGGCCGCGTCGTGACGCGCCGCTCGGCGCGGGGCACGCCGCTCCCCGTCCGGCTGCTCGCCATGTGCGACCGCGTCTACGGCCGGCAGAACGCCGACCGGCCGGAGCTCGGGCCGTGCTGGGAGTGGATCGGCGCGAAGAACACGAACGGGTACGGCGTGATCAAGGTCGCCGGCAAGCTCGAGCTCGCGCACCGCGTGGCCCTGGCGCTCGCCCTCGGCCGCCCGATCGCCGACGACAAGTGGGCGCTCCACGCCTGCGACAACCCGCCGTGCATCCGGCCCCGCCACCTGCGCGAGGGCCTGCCGGCCGAGAACGTCGCGGACGCGATCGCGCGCAAGCGGCACCGCGGGTTCGAGACGGCGCCGCACCGCATGTCCGACTTCGCGGCGGAAGTCTGGGAGGCCGCATCGTGAGCGGGCCGGCATGGCTCCCGGACGAGACCGCCCCGGTCGCGTCCGAGGTCCTCGACAGCGCGCACGGGCGGGTGAGCCTGACGGTCCTCGGCGACGACGCCGTGCTGTCGGTGTCGATCCTGTTCCACAGCGCGGAGCAGGCGCGGGCGGTCGGTGAGGAGCTCTACGGCCTGATGCTCCAGGTCGACGCCGACCAGGCGAAGCGGAGGATGTCGTGAGCGCCGGCGAGCCCATCCGATGGGCGGAGGCGCACGCCGCCGCCACGGAGCTCGTCGGCGAGCTCGCGGATGCCTGCGAGCGGATCGAGATCGCGGGCTCCGTCCGCCGGCGCAAGGGCGAGGTGCACGACCTCGAGATCGTGGCGATCCCGCGCCGGGACACCGAGGCACTGCCCGGCATGTGGGAGCCGACCTATCTCGAGGTGGACGCCCTGCGCATCACGATCGAGGCGCTGCTCGGCGAGGGCCGGCTGGCAGCGCGCGACGTCGAGGTCCACCGCAAGGACGGCTCGACCGAGGTCCAGCAGCGGATGGGCGCGTCGTACAAGGCGCTCGTCTACCGCGGCATGCCCGTCGACCTGTTCATCACCGACGCCGATCGCTGGGGCTGCATCCTCGCCCTCCGGACGGGCCCGGGCGACTGGAACACGCGCCTGGTCACCGACTGCAAGCGCTGGTTCCGGCGCGTCGAGGACGGCCGCGTGCTCCACCTCGGGAAGGTGGTCCCGACGCCCGAGGAGGCCGACTTCTTCCGGGCGCTCGGCGTGCCCTGGCTCGACCCGTGGGAGCGGTCCGCGGACCGCCTGCGCTTCGATCCCCGGCTGCTCCACGGGGACCAGCTGTGAGCGCCCTGTGCGCGCGCAGCGGCTGCGACGAGGTCGGCACCCACCGGCCGTCCTTTTGGCTCGACGGGCGGGAGCTGGCCGAGTTATCGATCGCCGTCTGCGGCCCCCACCAGGAGGGGATGGCGGCGGCCGACTTCATCCTCGACGAGCGCCCGTTCGAGGCGATCGCGCACCTCCACGGGCTCGAGTGGCGCAAGGCCGGCGTCGCGCTCGTGTGGAAGCCCGTCGCGCTGTCGATGTTCGAGCGGCTGCCGAGGAGGGGCGCGGACTGATGGCGATGACCACCGCCCCCGAGGCCGAGCGGATCCGCGAGCTCCACGGCTCGGGGCTGTCCGTCGCCGCGATCGCCGAGCGCACGGGCTTCAAGGCGCGCCGCGTCTACGCGATCGTCCAGGGCGCCACGCGCGGGCGCCCGCTGACGGCCCGCGAGCGCATGGCCCGCGACCGCGAGGCCGGCTGGGCTCCGCTCTGCATGGACGCGGCCGAGTGGGCCGACTGGCAGGCGTCGAACCCGCTCCGCGTCCGGGGCGCCGTCTCGCGGCCCTGCGCGGACTGCCTCCTGGGCTTCGCGGCCGACATGCGCGCCGCCGGCCGCTGCAACGGCTCGCCCGGCTCCGACGGCGGCGAAGCCGACGACCACCTGGTTCCGACCACCACGACAGCCGAGGAGGACGACGACATGGCAGCCAGGGGACCGATGAGCGACGAGGCCCGGCAGCGGATCGCCGCAGGGCGCCGAGCGCAGATCGATCGGGACCGCGCGCAGCGCGAGCGCGATGAGCGCTCCGCGGCGAGGCTCGGGATCGAGCTGCCGCCGATCGTGGTCGAGGGGACGGGAGCGGCGGCGTTCGACGCGGCCGTCCAGCGCGCCCTCGAGGGCTCGGGCGTCGAGGTGCACACGTCGTTCACGCCGAGCGAGCCGGAGCCGTACACCGACGCGAACGATGTCGACTTCGGCGAGGGCGCCCCGAACGCCGCCGACCGCGAGATGGACGATGACGACCCGGTCGACGGCTCGCCGGCGTACGACGAGTCGGAGGACGACTTCCCGCAGCGGTTCGCGCCCGAGGAGACGGCGCTCCCGACTGAGCCGAATGTCGTGCCGATCGGGGCCTCGAGGGCGGCCGAGATCCTCCTCGGCCTGTCGAAGCCCCACGTGTGCCCGGAGCCCGACGTCTTGCTCGAGGCGTACCGCGAGGTGCGCGCCTTCGCCGAGGCGGACCCGCACGCCACCGTCTCTGAGCTGCGCGACCAGATGGCGCGGCGCATCGCCGACCGGGCGGCGGACGCCGCATGACCCGCACCGTCCCCTGCGCCTGCGGGGGGACCGTCACCGCCGAGCCGGCCGACCCGTTCCCCGGCGTGTCCGCGCACAACGCCGGTCCCGAGCACCGGGCGTGGCGCCGGCGCCTGGCCGCGGTGGAGCGCACGAGGGCGTGGCGCGCGGCGCTGCGGGCCGACGTGGAGCGCGTACGGCTCGAGCGCTGGGCCTCCCGCCAGGAGGCCGCGTGAGCGCCCGGGCGGCCGTCCTCTACCGGCTGTGGAGCCGAGACCACGTCCTGCTCTACGTCGGCGTGACGAGCGACCTCGATCGGCGGCTCGAGGAGCACCGCTCGGACAAGGCGTGGTGGGGCGACGTCGACCAGACGACGACCGAGGAGTTCCGGTCGATGCGCCTCGTCCTCGAGGCGGAGGCCCGGGCCATCTTCTGGGAGCGTCCCAGGCACAACGTGCTCGGATCGGCGCGCTACTCCGCCGACTGGGAGGCGATCGCCCACGAGCTCGAGGACGCCGAGGCGCGCCGGATGGCGCTGCCCGACCTCACCGAGGACGACTACCGGTTCCTGGCCCCGACGCTCAACAGGATGGCCGAGCTCGGGATGCTCGAGGAGGCGAAGAGGCTCTACCAGATCCTCGACGTCCTGCACACGCGCGGCAGGGCCTCGTCGTGAGCAGAGACCAGGGCTTCGACGTGATGGACGTCTCCACGGCGATCATCCACGACCCGAAGGTCCGCAAGCTCGCGCGGTTCGCGCCCGACCACGCCGGCGTGGCCTTCACGGCCTACATGGCGGTGATGGCGGAGAGTTGGAAGGCGGGCCGCCGGGTGCCGCTCGACGATGCCTGGCCTCCGTTCCTGCCCTACGACCAGTCCGCGGCGGAGGCGCTCGCACACGTCGGCCTGCTCGATTCCAAGGGCCTGATCCCGCTCAAGGCGTGGCACGGGTGGTTCGACCCGGCGAGCGAGCGCCGCGACCGGTCGCGCGACCGGTGGGCCCGCTACAACGCGAAGCGAGATCCATCTACCGCGTCGGTACCGCGCGGTAGCGACGCGGTAACCGCGTCGGACAGTCGTGGTGACGACGCGGCTACCGCGACTTCCGTCCGTCCGTCCGTTCCTACCGACCGTCCGTCCGCAAGAGATTCTGAATCCCCCCGACCCCCCACTCGACGTGGGGGGCGACGGGCTGACGCCACGAACCCGAGGGCAGTCGCCGCCGCAGAGCGGCGTGCGGAGGAGCAGGTAGAGGCCGACCGGCGCAGCCGGCGCTCGTTCCGCCGGAGGGCGTACCTCGACGGGCGCCTCACCGAGGCCCAGCGCCGCGAGATGGACGGCCGGGACGCGCCGCTCGACGAGATCCCCGCCGAGTCGGGTGCCGCGTACGCCCTCGTCGACGTGAAGCGCTTCGCGCCGGAGATCGCCCGGTGAGCCGCGAGAGCTGCATGCGCTGCGGGTGGGACGGCGACGGCGTCGCGCTGACCGTCGTCGACCTCGAGGCGGAGGCCTCCGCCGAGGGCGCCGAGGTCCGCCGATACGACGCGGTCCTGACCGTCCCGGCCGCGGCGATGCGCGCGCCGAGCGGGCGGATCCGCGTCGCCGACGAGCGCCTGGCGCACCGCGTTCCCGAGCGCTTCGGGTCCGAGTACCGCTGCCGCGACCGGCAGGCGTGCGACCGCCGGCTGGCCAGGCTGGGGGAGGGCGGCCGGTGACCCGCCGCCTCGACGTCGTCCTGGCCTTCGTCCTCGGGATGGCGGCCGGCCTGCTGCTCGCGTGGGCCATCGCCGCCTCCGTCGTCGCCGCACCGCCGCGGCCGCCCACGGATCCGGTTAGCGCGACCCCTCCGCGGGCTATCGGGGCGGTATCGCCCCCGATCATCCCCCAGACGACGGCGACCGGGACGGGGCCCGCGCCGTCGGCCGCGCCGGCGACCCCGAAGCCCTCGCCGGCGCCCAGGCCCACCGGCCGCATCGGATCGGCGATCGCCGCGTCCCGGGGCACCGCCAGCTGGGGATACGGCTGGTCCGGCGTGGTCACCCGCTTTCCGCGCGGAACGCGGATCCGCGTCTGCGGCGCCCTCGGCTGCTGGTCCGGGCGCTCGGTCGGCTACGGCCCGCAGGCGTCCACCGGGCGCATCGCCGATCTGTCCAGGGCGGTCTTCGCCCGCATCTGCGGCGACCCGGGCATCGGGCTCTGCCCCGTCCTGCTGGAGGTGCTCGGATCGTGACGTCGCCCACCTTCACCAGCGAATCGGCCTTCCAGGGCGCGGTCGTCCGCGCCGCCCGTGAGCGCGGCTGGGGCATGACCGAGCAGGCGTGGGAGCGCCAGCAGGAGGAGGCGCAGGCGTACGCCAGCTTCTCCGGCGACGCGGCCGCGCTGCTCGCCCGGATGGAGGGCTGGACCTACCACACCCGCTACAGCCTGGGCAGCGACCGCGGCATGCCCGACCTGCTCCTAGTGCGCCTCCGGGACCGCCGCGTCCTGTTCCGCGAGCTCAAGACCGACCGCGGCAAGCTGAGCGCCCGCCAGGCCGCGGTCCTCGATCTCCTCGCTGCCGTCGGCATGGACGCCGGCGTCTGGCGGCCGGCCGACTGGGACCGGATCCTCGAGGAGCTCCG